GCAACAGCAATATATAATCAAGGTTCTAATGATACTACATTTATGAATTCAATTAATGATGATTTTGCCTTCATGAAAGCAGGTAAAAATTGTGCTTTTCCTTATTCCACTTTTCAATTTATATCGGATGTACCAGAATATGTATTTGGTGTTGAAAAAGCATTAGAAGATATAGTCTGGCAATTAGATATATACGGCGATAGTGGAAATGAGGTTCTTGATGTAGCTGAAAAAGCTATGGATTGTTTTGATGAATGTAGTTTAACAGTTAGTGGATATTCACATTTAAGAAATAAAAGAGAAAATAGTGATATTATTTATGAAAATGATACTGATATTTATCATTATTACATTGAGTACAGAGTTTTGATTGAAGAAAATTAGAAAAGTTTTTAAAAACAAAATAAGCAATTAAGTAACCACCTAAATGGGTGGTATTTTTTATGTCAAAAATTAAGGAGTGATAAACATGGCAATTACTGGTGAAAATGGTGGAGTATCAGTTGATGGTGGAAGTTCCACATTAGCTGACTTAGATAGTTGGACAATTAATGAAAACGCTGACACATTAGAAACAACTGATTTTGATAGTAGTGGAGAACGTGAATATTTAGCAGGTCTTACAGATTGGGATGGAAGTTTTTCTGGTAGATGGGAACCTTCACAGGCTGGTGCAGTTACAGTTGGTTCTACAGTAACATTGCAACTTGATTTAAATACAACTTATAACTATTCAGGAAGTGCAATTATTACAGGAAAATCAGTAGATACCAATGTTGATGGTACTGTTGATGTAAGTTATGACTTCCAGGGAACAGCAACTTTATCTGAAACAACTTCATAAATAATGATTGATTAATAAGGTGGTGATAGATTATGGCTATTAAAGGACATGTGGGGGCAGTATATGCACCAGATGATTTAACGGGTACAAATGTAGCTTCTGAAACTTTTGATGGTGATGATGCTACAGTTGAATTTACATTAGCTAATGAATATGTAATGCCATATTCTGAAACTGTTACAGTAAGTACAGAGCAAACTAGAAATAAAGATTATACTATTAATTATATTACTGGAAAAATTACATTTACATCTGCACCTGCTTCTGGTACTGATAATATAGACGTTGCTTATGATTATTATACTATCAGTGAAGTAGGAGGGTTTTTCAGTTGGACAATAAATAAAAATGCAGATACTTTAGAAAGTACATCTTTTGATTCTAGTGGTGAAAGGACTTATGTAGCTGGGCTGACAGATTGGGATGGTTCAGCAACTAAATATTGGGCTTCTGCTAAAACATTCCATGATTTTGTTGGTGAAGATGATGTAATAATTTCTTTTTATGTAGATGACGTAACAAACAATTATCGTTATGAAGGTTACGGAGTATTAAATTCAAAAAGTGTTGATACTTCTGTTGATTCACTTATTGAAGAAAGTATTGAGATACAGGGTAGTGGAACACTAACTTATAGAAGTTCTTAATAATAAAAATTAATTAAACTTTAGGAGGATTATATAGATAAAATGAGTAGAAGTAAAATTGAACATCTAACAGCACAAGAGGAAACTGTCAAGTTTGGAAAAAAGGAATTCACAGTAGAACCTATGACAAACAGAGAACTATTTGATTTTGCAAAAAAACTTGAAAATAAATGGAATGAATTAATGGATGAAGATCCAGAATTGAATATTGAAAATATCATTAAAATAGTTAGACAGGAACCAGTTGAATTAATCAATGAAGTAGTTAAAGAAGAATTCACAAAAGATGATTTTTTGGATGCTTATCCTAATGATTTGTATAACGCTGTGGTGGTATTCAAAGAAGTAAATTTTACATTTCTGACACAAATCAGTTCACCAATTCAAAGGATAGTCGGGTTTCTGACACAAAATCAAGGGGCAATACAGGAGAAAATGCAGAATCAATAAATGATGAAAGTGATTTATTAAATATTAATGAAGTAATAAAAATAATTGAATATTTATCAGCTAAACATAGTCAATTTAATTTTGATAAATGCTGGTATAAAATGACTAGACCACAATTAATGATATGGTACAATCAGACTTCTGAAAGAGAATATCAAGAAAAACTATTAGAAGAAAAATCTGATTGGTCTAAAACTGCTAATATATTGGCTATGATTCATAACACGCAAATGGGTATTAAAAAACGTGATATGAAAGATGCTAAAGAATTCATGCCGGATTTTGAGGAAGAAGCAGATAACGAGAAATTAATTGCGTTGGCAAGAGAAAAAGGATTAAATGTACCGAATAAATAGAATGAAGGGAGGGGTAATACCTTCCCTATTATTTATTTAACCACCTGCGAAGGTGGTATTTTTATGCCTTCTTGAAAGGTGGTGAAAAATTTATGGCACAAAAACTTAGTGAAGCTGTAGTGCATGTGACAGCAAATAGGAGTAAGTTGAACAGAGGTTTATCACAAGCCGAAAGAGATACTAAGCGTTCTACTCAAAAAATGAGCAGTTATTTCAACAATGTACAAAATAAATTGAATGGTATTGGTAATAAATTAACTAGTATCGGTAAACAAATGTCAATGAGTGGTGGATTAGGTTTAGCAGCAGTTGTAGCAGGAATGACAGGATTAATAAAACCAGCTGCAAATTTACAGGAAGAATTATTAAATATTTCCACATTATTTAGTGATACACAGGCAGATATAGGTAGTTTTAAAGATGAAATATTAAACTTATCAAGAGTTATTCCACAGAACACAAAAACACTTACAAATGCTTTGTATAATATTAAATCAGCCGGTGTAGAAGCAGATGAAATGTTTCGTTTTCTAAAAGTTTCTGCTATGTCAGCGGTTGCAGGTGTTACAGATACAGATACGGTTGTGAATACGCTTACAAAAACCCTTCGTGGTTTTGGGATGGAAAGTAGTGAAGTTTTACAAGTAGCTAATAAAATGTTTAGAACAGTTGAAAAAGGTCAGGTAACATTTGGACAAATAGCCGAATCTTTACCAACAGTAACAGCAGCAGCAAGTAATGCAGGAGTATCTATTGATGAAATGTTAGGAGCATTTGCAACAGGTTCAAAAGTATTAAAAGATAGTGCACAAACAGCAGTTGGATTAGCAGGTATGTTAAGAAGTATAGGGAAAGCAAGCGATGAACAAAAAGAAAAAGCTAAAGAATTAGGCTTTGAATTCTCCCAACAGGCTTTAGAAACAAAAGGATTAGTAGAATTTTTAGGTGATATGAGAGAATCATTAGAAGGCACAAATGTTAGTTTTAGGGAATTCTTTAGACGTGAACAGGGTTACAGATTAGCAGTAGCATTATTAGGAGATTCTTTTGATACTTTAAAAGAAAATATAGATGATGTATCTAATAGTCAAGATGCAATTATGAGAGCTTTTGAAAAGCAAATGAGAGGATTTAACAATCAAGCAAGATTAGCTTGGAATAATATAGTAGCACTTGTTAAAGCAATCGGTACAGAATTATTACCTGAATATACCAATCTAGCAAAAAGAGTTAGGGCAGTAGCAAGTGTATTAAATGATAATTTTAATAATGCAGCAAGTGATACCAGAGAAAGAATAGCAAGTGTCATTTCGACAGTAGCAAAATTAGCAGCAGGATTTTTTGGATTAATTACTGTAGCTGGATTATTAAGTTTGGGCTTTGGACTTATTTTAAAAGCAGTAGCATTAGTCATGGGTGCTATTTCAATATTAACAAGTCCTATATTTCTATTAATGCTTGGAATATTAGCATTAGCAACAGCTTGGAAAGAAAACTGGTTTGGTATAAGAGATACAATAACAGATGTTTCAGAAACTATTCAAGAAAAAATAGGCAGCATAATAGATTGGGTAACTAAATTATGGGATAAAATAGCAAAAGGTGATTGGTCTGGTGCATGGCAACAAATAACAGATGGATTAAGTAATGTATGGAAAGATATTAAAGTTTTTTTTGCTAGAACACCAGAGGAAGCAGAAATTATTAATAAAGCAGTAGAAGTAAGAAAAGATTTAAATGAAAGTAGTTTTACAGGTGCTGCTTCAATGTTATCAGATGAAAAGGTTAAACCGGGGATAATATATCGTATACAGGATTCTTGGAATGAACTTGCAGACTGGGAAGGTTGGGGCAATATATGGACTTGGGTTAAAGATAAAACAAAAGTTACATGGAATTTTGTTAAAACTAAATATAATGAAACTTTAGGTAATGCTGATTGGTGGGGCAATATATGGACTAACATAGTTGAAGCAGCAGATGTTACATGGGATTTTGTAGAAAATTCATGGAAAGAACTTAAAGAAAAGGAATTCTGGGGTAACCTTTGGGATTGGATTAAAGATAATACTGAAATAACATGGGATTGGTTAAAGAAGGAATGGAATGAAACGCTTGGTAGTAAAGATTGGTGGGGCAATATTGGTGATTGGATAGCTGAAAAATCAGAAATTAGTTGGAATTGGATAACTGATAATTGGGATGATGTTAAAAAATGGGATATGTGGAGCGACATAGGTAAATGGATTTCTGAAAAAAGTAGAGTATCATGGAATAAAATTTTAGGATTATTTGATGGGAATTTATCTGATAGAATATCAAATGCTTTTGGTATTGAAAAAACTTCTGGACTTGAAGAAACTGTAGGTTTACTTCAAAAATACGGTGAAAAGTTAGGTTTTTCAGCAGAACAGTTGGCAGCATTGGCAAAAATAGAATCTGATTATAAAGATGTTGAAAGTGATAAATCAACAGCAGTCGGTCCTTTACAAATAACAGAAACAGCTATAGATGATTTAGAAAAATCAGGTGTTACATTAGAAAATAGTTTAGATACTTTAGAAGGCAGAGTTGAAGCAGCTGTTAAATATTTAGCATTATTAAGAGATAAATATAATCTTACCGGTGAAGAATTAATAGGTTCTTATTTTGCTGGTATTGGCAGAATACAAAATGAAGGCATTACAGATGAAGTAGTAGAAGGACAAATAAGCTCTAAAGAATATGTTGATAGATATAATAACGCTTTAGATAAAATAGGAAATCAGGAATCGACATTAGGAGGTACAATAGAAACTGTTGTTAACGCAACAATTAACTGGACAATGACTTTTGCAGAAGGTATAAGTGAAAACATTAAAACGGGTTTACAAACTGGTAATTGGTCAGGATTAATAGAAAATATTAGGAATGCTACACAAATTTATTTAGGAATTGCTTTTGCTTCACAGACCATTAGTGCTTTTGCAGCTAGTATTGGCAAAAAATTAGCTACACAACCAGGGTTTGCTGCTATGGCAGGAACAACTACACTTGCGGCAGCGACACTTGGATTAAAGTTAGCAGAAGAAATTGCCGGTGGAGAAGCAATAATGGATGATATATTAAATGCATTAGGTGGAGCAACTTTAGGTTTTGTTTTAGGTGGTCCTTGGGGTGCCGGATTAGGAATGACTATTGCTGTAGAATTTGAAGTATTTAGTAAAAGCGTTAATAAAATATATGATGCTTTAAAACCAATTAGAGAACTATTAGGTACTGAAACTAATTTTAATTATTTCAATGAAGCATTAAAAAATAATAAAGTTGAAGAAGGCGTTTTAAAAGAACCTGACAATAATAATAGTACTTCTGGAGCCGGTGGAGGTGGAGGAAGTGCATATGCTTCTGGTGGCAAAATTGCAGGAAAAGGTTCTGGTAAATCAGATAGTATATTAGCTAGATTATCAGATGGAGAATATGTAATTAATGCACAAGCTACAAGCAAGTTTTTGCCGTTACTTCAAGCTATAAATAGTGGTAGTTTACCGGGTTATGCAAGTGGTGGTTTAGTTGGTTATGAATATGGTGGATATATTGAATCAGCTAAAAAAATGTTAAGTTCAGCAAGTGGACAATTAGGACAAACAGCATCATCATTCTTTAAAATAATATCTAATTTATTAGAAACTTTATTACAAAATTTAGCCGATAGACTAAGAGAAAAATATCCTGAATTGGCAGAAAGTATAGATGGATTTGTGAATGATGTACAAGTTACACTTGATGAATTAAAAGGTGCTTTTGAAGATGGTGGCTCTGGTGACGGTGGTGGAGGAACAGGTACAGGAACATCATTCTGGAAAGAAAATATAATGAATTCGCAAAATATAAATGAATTTGTTAATCAATTAGGAAATAATTTAAAACAGGTTAATAAACATCTTGGACAGTTTATTTCTAATTTTAAATTTTCAACAGATGATCTAGGTAATGTAATGGTTGATTTTGAAGCCACTTTAAGTGGAATGATATCAATGTTTATTGGTGTCATTGCTGATGCACTTACTACTTTAGCAACTGATGCTAATGTTGGTACATCACGTGGTGAAAGTGATTTCCCTGACTTAAAACAATTATACAAGGATTATAAAAACTTTGATAAAAATAAAAGAGAACTTAATCAAATACGAGATGATATAGCTAGATTAACTTTAGTTGGTGGCTATCAAAGTGCACCTATGATTCAAGCACTTAAACAAAGGGCAAGTCAGTTAAAAGATACATTAAAAACTAATCTTCAAACTATTAAAGAAGCATTAGGCACAACTGTTTCTGATGTAGCACAAGGATTATCTTCTGCTTTTTCAGCAGATACTTATAGTGATTTTGTAAGTCAATTTAGTGTTAATCTTGAACAAACAACACGACAAGGACTTATTAGAGCGTTTATGTCAAGTGATATTATTAGACCATTATTAACGCAATTATCAGATGCAATTACTACAGCGGTTATTGATGGTACTTTATCAGCAAAAGAGAGAAAAACTATAACAGATTTATATAAAAACATTACAGATAAATCCAGTGATTTTTATGAAGCATTAAAAGATTTAGGTATTTCAACAGAAGATGTATCAGAAAAAATGTCATCATTAAGTACATCAATGAAAAATGTACCTGAATTTTTCAAAGCAACATTAGCACGTTTTAGGGCAGCAGAAACTAGTATTTCTTCAAAATCTAATGCAAGAGATTGGATTTCTGAAAAAATAAGATTAAAAGAATCTAATTTCCCTTCTGCACATGTAGGAGCAATGGTCGCAAAAACAGGATTAATAAATGTTAAAGCAGGAGAAATTATAAAAACACCTGAACAGCAAGCTGGAAGTGGAGAAATAATTTATATTGAGAATGTTTACGGTTATGATGATTTCAAAGGTAAAGTAAATACAGCCAGAGATGAAACAAGGACACAAAGAAATAATAGAATCAATAATAATCCTGTTAATGCTTCACAACCTTTCAATAGTTAAGTTAGTAGGTGATTATAAATGTCATTTTTGACAATAAATGGATTAACAGTATCTATTCAGGGAGAACCTGTTATAAACCCTGATATAAAAGAAAATAGACGTACTACTTATAACGGTGATACAAGAATTATAAGGAAGTATAATAAAGACAGTTGGGAATTGGAAACTACAATGATGACAGCAGATAAAGCAGACAATTTAAGAGGTTTAATGGACGGAGAAGGTCACTATTTTAGTTTTGATAGTGACCTTTATTCTTTCAAGGGGTTATCCCCTGAAAGTGGTTATTCAGTAACTTTATTAGGTAGTGGTGGTAAGTATTCAGGAGGTTTACAAGTTGATACTGACATAGACTATGATTTCAGCTATTCAAACGAGTATACGGTAGTATTCTGGCGTGCCACAGCAAGTGGTAATACATTCAACCATTATGCCTTTAACTCCGATAATACAAAGTATTATAACGGTTCAGAGAACGCAGGGGTAAGTATTACTTTTGCTAATATGGATAGTGATGGACTATTAACACTTGATAATGATTCAGATGGAAATGCAGATGTATTTGATGATTTGATAGTTGTACCTTTCATTATGACAGAAAATATGATTTCAGCTATTTACAATTTAGGAGAAGCATATTCAAATTTACCACGTTTAAAAATTAACGGTGATATGTTAGGAAATAATCAAACTATTTGTGAAGGTATTGTTAATAATCAACCTTATCAACCTTTTAGAAGTGGTGGAAGTTTTAATAATAATGGACAAAGAGTTAGTTTTACATTATTTGAAGTATAGATGGTAGGTGGTGGTTAATGTCTTTTTTAGAAATAAATGGTTATACAATTCCAGTTGAAATTAATAATCCTGATAAAAGTTATAATCGTAAAAGATTTTCTGGAAGAAGTCCAACTGGTCAATATAAAAGCAATCAAAGATATAAGAAAAATCAATGGGAATTAGATACTACAATATTGACTAATAGTAAGGCTAAAGCTGTTAAAGGATTATTAGAAGGTGAAGGACATTATTTCAGTTTTGATAGTAATATTAAAAGCAGTAAAGGATTATTACCTGATACTGGTTATGATGTAAACATGGTTAGTAGTGGTGGTAAATATAACGGTTATATATCCATAGATAGCAGTAGTGGTAGTATTAGTTATGATATAGGTTATACAGGTGATTGGACAGTAATGTTATATGCAGACTTAGAAGAAAATGATAAATATACTTTTTATTCAACTTATTTTCCAGTATTAATTGATACAGGTGATTTAAATTGGAATCAATATGTATTAACAAGTTCAGGCAATAAATATTTCAACGGAAGTGAAATAACAACAGATGATATAGATTTTAGCTTTATTGATATGACAAGTGGTACTTTAACTTTACAGGATACATCTGATTGGAATTATGATATTGATGAGATGGTAGTATTTCCTTTTGAATTAACTTCTCAAATGGCATCAAGCTTTTATAATTACAGCAATCAATTTTCTAGTTTACCACAGCTTAAAATAACAGGTGATATGACTAACAATAGAAATCTTACTGTATATGGAACAGTTAATCAAAGACCTTTTCAGCAATTTAGGAATAACAATGGTTGGCAAAATGATGGGCAAAAAGTTAATTTTACATTAAGACAAGCATAAAAAGAAGGTGGTAATAAATGGCAACATTAATAAAAGATGATGGTGGTGTAATACCAGTACCGCAATGGTTAGATGAAATATCAGACAGTTATAAAGATAGATATAACGGTAGATATACTGTACATCAAGATGGTGTAAGTGCAACCGGTGATGGTACAGCAGGAACAGTAACAGGCTATGGAGCAACTAGAATACAGGTAACAGGTACTTTTACGGCAACAATAACAGTTGAAGGAAGTGTAGATGGTACAAATTATGAAACTATTCCTGTAACAGATTCAAACGGTGATAGATTAACTTCTATTGATAGTACAGGAATATATACAGTAGATGTTTCTGGATTGCAAAATTTAAGGACACCTGTTAGTTGGACAAGTGGTACAAGTGTTACTGTTACATCAATAGCTATTGCAAATAATAGACCTTTTGATGTACCAATAATTAATGAAGAGGAATTTCTTTCTAAACTTGAAACTATTGCAGTTAATACAAATTCAGCTACCGATATAAGCAATCCAAATACTCTAAGTTATGGCGATATGGATAGAGGTTTCTTCGGAATAATACCAGCGAGCGAGTTCATAACCGGGGATAATCTTTGCTCAGAACTAGGGATTGCACAAGGAACCGCTCAATTTTCAGATACAGACTGGTTAAAATTTGCATTCCAGGGTGATATATTAATAACTCCAATGAAACCGATTAGATATGGTATCAGCTGGAACGCTATATATAACGCTGGAGCGGTTTACGGTGATGGAACAGCCGGTTTTAATCCCCCGAACGGTAGAGTTGGTACAAAGTTAGATATACAGTCATCTGACAATAGCATTAATA